GGCTGACTACCTGCCGTTTGATGACGATTTGGGGGCAGCATGAAAACTACAGCGTTTTCTGAATTCCTGCTTTTCATCGAATTCGACTACTCGCCGCCGGAACGGAAAACCATGAACTACCCCGGCTGCGCAGAGGGCGCGGAAATCACGCGGGTCGAGGTTGCATTCAGCGGGCTGGATATTTCCAGCGCGCTTGGCGAGGTCGCCGTGGATCAGTTGCGCATGGAGGCGCTGGAGTATGTGCGGGAAATCAGCGAGAGGGACGAATCATGAAAAAGAACGCATGGGAGAACTCGCGCCACTGGCCGGCCTGCTACCGGAGTCAAGACGACGCCGGCCTGCCGGATGGCGACATTGACGAGGTGAGGGCTGAACACTGGTTTTGGTTCACGGCGCTATTCCTGTTGATCGTGGTAGCGCCGGCTGTTGTGGAGTGGATCGTATGAGCGGCTTTCACGTCTATCAGGCCATAGCGGCCGTTACTGCCGAACTGGCAAAAACCGGCATCGCAAAACTCAGGCAGAACAGCCAGCAGGGATACAGCTTTCGCGGCATTGACGACATTTACAACGCTCTGGCCCCGGCGCTGGCGGCTGCGAAACTGTGCGTGCTTCCGCGTGTGATTCGCCGCGAGGTGACGGAGCGCACCACCCAGCGCGGCACCGTGCTGTTCTATGTCGTCGTTGATGTGGAATTCGACTTCGTGAGCGCCGACGACGGCAGCAAGCACACGGTCGCGGTTGTTGGTGAGGCGATGGATAGCGCCGACAAGGCCACGAACAAGGCCATGTCTGCAGCGTACAAGTACGCCGCACTGATGACGTTCTGCATCCCCACGGAGGGCGACAACGACACGGACGCCACCACGCATGAAGTCGCGCCAAGCGTTGACGTTCGCGCATGGATTGATGCGATTGACTGCGCCGACCTGGCTGCGCTGGACGACATTGCGAAAGAGATTGCCGGCGCGGCTGGCCTGTCTGCCGGCGAGCGCGCCAAGTTGCGAGCGGCCTACAGCGCCCGCAAGCATGCGCTGGCGCAGGTGGCGGCATGAACAGCTACGCAGACTTTCTGGAATCCAAATCGCAATACAGCGGCAACTCGGGATTCGAACCGGTATTCATGCCGGACTTCCTGTTCCCGTTTCAGCGCGAGATGGTCGAGTGGGCTGTGCGCAAGGGCCGCGCCGCGATCTTTGCCGATTGCGGACTAGGCAAAACTGCGATGGGCTTGGTGTGGGCGCAGAACGTATTCCTGCGCACGGGCAAGCCAGTCCTGTACCTCACGCCATTGGCGGTCGCGCAACAGACCGTGCGCGAGGCAGAGAAGTTTGGCATCGAGGCCGTGCGCTCAATTGATGGCAGCGTGCGCGGGCCGATAGTGGTGACGAACTACGAGCGCCTGCACTACTTCAACCCCGACGACTTTTCCGGCGCGCTGCTGGATGAATCCAGCATCCTCAAGAACTTCGCCGGGCAGCGGAAAGGCGAGATCACCGCCTTCATGCGCAAGATGCAGTTCCGACTGCTGCAAACCGCCACGGCCGCGCCGAACGATTACATCGAGCTTGGCACGTCGTCCGAGGCGCTCGGCTACATGGGCCACATGGACATGCTCAATCGATTCTTTAAAAACGACCTCAACAACAGCGCCACCGGGCGCATGCGCGGCGAGGTCGTCAAATGGCGGCTGAAAGGCCATGCCGAGCTACCGTTCTGGCGATGGGTATGCTCATGGGCGCGGGCGATTCGCAAGCCATCAGACCTCGGCCACGATGACGAGGCATTCATATTGCCCCCGCTGCGGGGGGTGGAGCACCTGGTCGAAGCTGAAACGCTGGCCGATGGCATGCTGTTCGCGCTGCCTGCGGTGGGCATGAAAGAGCAGCGTGACGAGCGGCGGCGGACCATCGAGGAACGCTGCCGCATGACGGCCGACCTGGTGAACAGCACCGGGCAGCCGGCGCTCGTCTGGTGCCACCTCAACGACGAGGGCGCGTTACTGGAAAAGATGATTCCCGACTGCGTGCAAGTCAGCGGATCGGACAGCGATGAAACGAAAGAGGATCGGCTACTGGCCTTCGCTGAAGGCCGCGCACGAGTGCTGGTCACAAAGCCGAAGATCGGCGCATGGGGACTGAACTTCCAGCACTGCAATCACGTCACGTTTTTCCCGTCGCACAGCTTCGAGCAGTACTACCAGTCTGTTCGTCGGTGCTGGCGATTCGGACAGAAGCGCCCGGTGACCGTCGACATCGTGACCACGGAAGGCGAGCGTGGTGTGCTGAAGAATTTGCAGCGCAAGGCTACCCAGGCTGACGCGATGTTTTCCCGTCTCGTCGAGGAAATGAGCCGCGCCGTCGCAATCGACCGCGCATCGAACATGAACACCCGAATGGAGCTGCCGACATGGCTGTAATTGACCAGTGCGTTACCGACAAGTTTGCCCTCTATAACGGCGACTGCATCGAGGTAATGAGCGACCTGCCCGCCGGGTGCATTCATTTGTCGATCTACTCGCCGCCCTTCGGCGGGCTGTATCACTACAGCAGCAACGAGCGCGACCTGTCGAACTGCGACGACTACGGCTCGTTTTTCGATCATTACACTTTCGTCGTGCGCGAACTTCATCGCCTGACGATGCCGGGCCGCGTGACGGCCGTGCATTGCATGGACGTGCCCAGGAGCAACAGCGGAACCGACAGCTACATCGACTTTCCCGGCGACATCATCCGGCTGCATGAGCGCGAAGGCTGGATGTATACGGGTCGGCGCGCCATATGGAAGGAGCCGCTCGCCGTTCGACTGCGCACGATGCAGAAGAACCTCGCGCATGCGTCACTGGTCGCGGACTCCATTGACTGCGGCGTGGCGGCTGCCGACTTCCTGCTGACCTTCCGCAAGCGCGGGAAGAACCCGGTGCCCGTCGCACACCCGGTCGGCATGCTGGATTACGCGGGCGAGCGCGTGCCGCCGGCCGATTTGCTACCCTACCGCGGCTGGACTGGAAAGCAGACGGAGAACCGCTGGTCTCACTGGATCTGGCGGCAATACGCCGACTGCATGTGGGACGACATTCGCATTGGCCGCGTGCTGCCATACCGGGAGGCCAGAGACAGCGAGGACGAGAAGCACGTCCACCCGCTGCAGCTCGACGTGATCGACCGATGCGTGGAGCTGTTCAGCAACAAAGGTGAAACCGTGTTCACGCCGTTTATGGGCGTCGGGTCGGAAGTCTACAGCCCGGTACTGCTCGGCCGGCGCGGTGTCGGTGCCGAACTGAAGCCGAGCTATTACAGGCAGGCTCTCAAGAATGTACGCCTCGCCGCTGCCGGCATGCGCGACACCGAGCAGAACGAGGAGTTATTCGCCGCAGACGGAGATGCCGCATGATCCAAGGATCTGATGAATGGCTCCGCGCCAGATCAGGGAAATTCACCGCATCGCGCGCGTCCGATTTAATGGCAAAGACGCGATCCGGCGCGTCAACGTCACGCGCCAACCTTCTCGCGCTGCTGGCCGTCGAGCGCATCACCGGCCAGTGCGTCGAGACCTACACCAATGGAGCGATGCAGCGCGGCACTGAGCTGGAGCCGGAAGCACGGGCAGCCTACGAGGCGCACGCCGGCCTGCTGTGCGAGGAGGTGGGCATCGTGGTGCACCCCGAGCTGGACTATGTGACGTGCAGCCCGGATGGGCTTGTCGGCGACGACGGGTTACTCGAGATCAAATGTCCGCAGGCAATGGCGAAGCACCTGGACGCCTTGCGCTCGGGATATCACGCCGTCGAGTACCGCTGGCAGGTACAGCATCAAATGATGGTGACCGGCCGCGCCTGGTGTGATGTCGCCTCGTATGACCCTCGTTGGCCGGAAGGGTTGCGGCTGGCGATAACCCGCGTGAATCGCGACGAATCGGCAATAGCGGAATTGCGTGCGGCGTGCGAGCAGGCCGAGCGCGAGTTGCAGGAAATGGTAGCGGAATTGAACCAACTGAAAGGAGCGGCATAGTGAGCCAATACGACAATACGAACAGCGGCGTGCTGTTCAAGAACGACCGCAAGGAATCCGAGAAGCACCCCGACTACACCGGGAAGCTGAACGTCAACGGCGAGGAATTCTGGCTGTCGGCGTGGATCAAGTCCGGGCAGCGCGGGAAGTTTATGTCGCTGTCCGTGAAGCCGAAGGACATGAATGCCAGCGCGCCGGCAAAGGCTGCGGCCGGG